CATCATTTGTTAGTTCATCTACGAAGTCAGCGAAGTCCTCGCCAAATCCAAAATCTGTGTCGTTCATTAGTAGGTCCAAATTACATCTTCATTCTTACTTGGGTCATTATCAACGTGGATGAAGTTCTTCGCTACACCAATGCGATTGAACCCAGCTTGAAGAAGAGCGTTAATAATAATATATTTCTGTCTTGAGGTTGGTGCATAAATATCTACAGCGTGTCCAAGCGTATGACTGCTTGAGGGAACGCCTCCGACCTTTTCGTTATGAGAAGGTGTTCTGTATCCACTTGTAATTTTAAAGCCAATAGCAGCCATCTTACGAGCTTCTGTAAGTTTGTTTAGGAAGTTGATATCCATATTCTCGTAAGAGCCTACAACATCGGGTGAGTCAAACTCTCGGTACTCAAAGAAGAAATGGAAATCATTACTTAATCCTTGCATATCATTTTGTTTTTTTAGCTTCTTCCGTCCAAGAGGTGTAACATACTGCAAGCCTCTGGCTACTATCTGGAAATTCTCCTATCATAGTATCGTCTTGTGTGCAGCGTGAGATGAACTCACTTCGTGTCTCCTTTGGATTGGGTTTCGGTATCGGCATTTTCGTTAGTATTAGAGTTAGAAAAAATAGGCTCGTCCCAATAAAGGAAGAGCCAATCACTATTAGAATTTACATTTTTCATAATCTACTCACTAACCAACTTTCTGTACGATAGCTCGGCAATGAAGGCACTGTATATTGCAAACAATGGATTAACACCCATCGCAGAATAAAGCAAAAGCGTTGACCAAAAGGTTAAGCACAACACACAATTGAAGGGCTTGAATGTAAGTATATTTTCTATTAACCATCCGTAAGGCTGGAATATAAACAGGAATGAGAACATCAGTCCAACAGAGCTGACTAAAATCCAATCGTTATAAATGTCAATTACCATATTAGTTTGTCTTCGTTTTTAATTAGTATATTATATATAATGTCTAAATCATTGTGATTATCCACAACTACCCTTATGTTTTCTCTTGATGAATATCGATTCCCCTTTTTTATGTTTTCTTTAGATTTTAATAACCTAAAGTTTGAGTAATGATTTAATGCTATAACCTCCTGTTTTGTTGCTGCCCAAGAAGAGGGAATTATGTGGTCCATATGTAATTCAGTATTTGAAACTCCATTAATCCAATCTTTAAAAAAATCAATAGAACAACCAAGTATGTTTGTTGTTTTTGTCTCTTTCTTGTGATTATTATATTTAAAAGATTGTCTAATCAAGTTTCTTATATTATGAGATAATCTATATACCTCGTCCTCTTTCATTAATTTGTAATGTCTGTTTTTTGCTCTTGCTTTATAAGAATCTTTACTCTTTTTGTAATTATTTCTATTATTTAGATTATGCTGGTCTTTATTCTCATCGTGCCATTCCTTTGAGCGTTTAATATATAAAACTCTGTTATCTATATAATGTTTCTTGTTATATTCGCCCTTGCAAGACTTGCACATATTTGTTCTGGGTTTTCCATTTCTTTTGTAAAATTCAGATTCGTCTTTTGAAAAACCACATTTATTACACTTGTGAATCATAATTGTTCACTTAAATTACTGTCCTTTACATATCTCTGTAGACGTGTAAACTTTTCTCCATTTTCTACGCATACTACATAACCCTTAATGTTATGTCCGTACACATCGCTATGGTTTAAACTAACGATTTTGTTAGTCATCGTTGAGTATATAATACTAATAATAAGATTTGCAGCACTCTTGCCTCCTTTGTAGTAGTGCAGGAATTTTTCGCAAGCTCGCATTACGGCAGCATCTATCAATGCTTGATGCAACTCCTCGTTGCCAGCAGTAACAAAAGCAGACCCTGCAATCTCTACGGAACGCTGAAGAATAAACTCACCAAGAGGTTCTGTTATCCTTCCTTGCTGTGCAGAAAGTATTGCTTGTTGCTCAATAAAATTTTTATCGTATCTCGTATTGCTCTTCAACCTTGTTGAGTATTATGAGTATTGTGGGGAGATAATCTGATAATTCTTGAGGATTTACGCCAAGCTCGTAACCCAATGCCACGAGTGTAACTGCCCTACCGTCATATACCAATCTGTCGATGACTCTGTATATATCGAGAATGAAATCTGCTTCATCAGAAGTTAAGTCTTCGTAATAGCCTTCAGTAGACATAGTTAATATGATGCTCGCAGCCTATCAGCCTTATCGGGGTCAAGCTGTGCTATTAATTCAATGTATTCCTTTTCCTTTGCGTAAGCATACTGTACCTCCTCAAGCGTAGAATCTGTCCCGATATTGGTAAAGAGTCGTGCCATCTCATAAAGATATAGGTCGATACGGTTCTTAATTAATTTACAAGTCTGATAGTTTTTTTCCTCATTCATAGCACTTCAATTTTACGGTGAATGTATCCTTTGGTAATTCTTTATCTACTTTGATGTTGAGTCTTTTGTAGTACTTGTTACCATCGTCTTTAACCATACCCATACTAACGAGAGTATCCGATAGAAATTTAGAAACGAGAATAACATTATCAACATCGTGCCTACTGTTGTAAGTAATGTGAACTTCATAGCTCTCAAAAGTGAAGTAGTCATATTTCTCCAACTCTTCTTTACAAACTTTAGCATATTCATCTTTTTGTTTTTTACGAATGGCCCAATGCTTACCTGCATAGTATTGATTAAGGCTTGGTGGCTTGGGTAGGTTTAGTTCTATCTCAATCATATCTCTTGGAGTTATTTATATGCAAAAACCCCACCACCTTGTCAACGAATTGTCGCTGATTAAAGTGTGAGGTCTTTGGCATCCCTTTGGTTTCCCAAGAGGGCATTGGAAGTGAAGCGAGATTGAAGGCAAATATACCTTCGGGGGTTTGACAAATGTATACTGGGATTGTACTATATGTCTCTGCTCTTAACAGAAGCTTTTCATATTTGTACTTCTCTATAACTAAATCGTCATAATGCTTGTTACGACACTTCAGTTCTATATCGCAGTTGTATTGTAGGGAGTAGCAATCGTGATGAGAGAAATCTCCTTCTGACCAATCAAGGTCGTTTATGTAGTTTTCTTTTAAGTATTTAAAGAGGTCTTCCTCATTCTTTTTCCAACTCATTTTGTTTTTCTATCGCAATCTTTAGCAGGATAAGGTATCCTATTAAGTCTTGCACGGTGTCTTCGGTGGCATCGGTAATGCCCTTTGACTTGATACGCATAAGTTTATCGTCTATCCTTGCACATAGGCTTTCCACAGCGTTTCCTTTAGAGAAGATACCTACGGGGTAAAGGGCTGAATCCCCGTAGGCAGCATTCTTCTCCAACAACAGGTTCATTACTCCCTGTGTAGTTTCTATAATTAAGTCTTTTGTACTAATCATCTGAAAACTAATATACTAAATTATTTGTTTAGTTCCACCTCAAACTTATAGATTTTCTGAACGCCCTTTGTTTCAATGACCATTCTACCGTTAGAGGGGTTAAGAAATATATAGTTGGCGGAATTTCCTGTGTAGTCCGTTATGTCTACTTTAAACTCTTTTCCGTTTATAAGCATCTTATTCCAATCCAATACCTCAACCTCTTTAGCGGAGGCGATGTTGAACTTTAGGTAGGCACGAATCATCTCACACCAACTCTTTCTATATGCTTCTGACCAACTTTTCATATCTTAAAATTCTAATTCTTCTTGTGATGGAGTAGGCAATACTATCTCCTGTGGTTCATAGTTTGGATTCTGATAAGCGTATACACGCTCACCCTTTTGATTCACTTCGTAGTATCTGTTCTTAACCTTGTCGTAGTACATCGTTACGATGCCTAACTTACCTACGATTTTAGGCTTGGCTTTAACTACGGTAATCTCTACTTGATTAGGCTCGTAAGGTACACCGTTTAAGTCTTCCAATCCAAATGGACACCTCCAAATGTTTATGACCATCATACCCTTGCGAGACCATTGCATACCCCCTGCGATATCGTTCATCGTAGGCTTATCAATATAGGCGATGCCACTTTTATATTTAGGTTGTTGGTGTTTAGTATGTACGGTAAGTAAGGTATGGTAGTTGTTATCTGCGCTATGCTTACGAATCTTTGTGAGTACTTGTCCGATAGCGATGTCGTCTCTTACCCCTACGCTTACATCTGTTTTAATTTCCGTAAAGGGGTCTATCATACACCCTTGTATCTTAATCCCAAATTCCTCTTCTATGTTCGTTACACAGCTGTAGAAGCCTTCTACGGTAAGGTCTTGAAGACCGCTGTCTATGATGTAGAAGTGTTTGTTTATGAAGTTTATAGCTGCTGTGCTTTCCTCATCAGTAGCCATTACTTTATCGTTCACAAGGAAGGGTTTACGAAGGTATACCCAAAGCAGCTCTGCGAATACCTCTGTTGGAGAACCAGTTTCGGGTGAGTACACAGCCCACTTCCAACCGCTGTATTCTGATAGGTTCATCATTAGTTCAAATCCGAACTGTGATTTACCTTGATGCGCTCCTGCGTAGATGTAGGTAGTGCTACCCAACTTCATTGAATACTTGTCAAACAGAGAATCAAACCCTGTCCAAGCACCTTTTGTTACTCCGTTCTCACGAAGCTCTGTTAGAGAATCTTTTAACTCTTCAGCCCTATAGATAAAATTTCTCGTTGTCATAATTTACGCTCCAAATTCTTTAATATAATCTTCTTCTTTGTGGGAAAAGCTTCTGCTTATCTCGTTGCGGTAGAACTCTTCAATGATGTGAAAGTCGTACACACTCTTTCCTGTTAATCCGTTGAAAGACATTAGTTTAGCCATCATTTCGGGATTCCTGTTTATGTGTTCTATGGTCTTGGCACGAGTTACAAACTGAAAGGGTCTATCCTTTGTGCCTAAATACATATTCACATATCCATTCCCACGCTTCTTTTTCCACGACAGCTTTACGCCAATGTCGTAAATCATTTGCCCTTCGGCAAGTTCTTCTGTTTTTTGTTCTTCACTCATATTACTAATGATTTCAATTTTCTATTCTCAATCTCGTACAATGGTGCTTTATTTATGAAATAGCTACCATCATCTCTATACCTCTTCTGACCTTTCTCGTAAAAAGTAGACGCTGTAAGTAGTGTGTGCTTGTCTGTGTATCCACATATCCAAAAGGTGTTTGTATTTTTATTGATGCTACAGAACACATACAGCTCACAATCAAAGTCTTTCTGATATCCTACAAAGTTATTGACGTAATGAGGTTTAGGGTCTACACGTCTACCCATTGTCTTTACATCGGTCTTGCGGCCCATAAAGATAAGGTCGTATCCATCGTCAAAAGCGTCTACAAACTTTGGAGGTAGGTCGTTTATGATACGAAACATATTCTCTCCAAGTAGTCCTATGAACTGCTCCTCTTTAGAACCGTTAGCGTCAAAGCGATGGCCCATAGAATGGTCTTGTAGCCATTCCCAAGTCATTTCTTTAAGGAGTTGAGGTATCTTGTAGGAGGTCATTACATTTTAATTAGTCTCAACCTACGTTGGTACTTACGGATAAGTAAGGCAGAGTTGGTTAATTGATTCTGTAGTTCTGATGTCCAACCAAACCTACTTGCGTGTATAGATAGGTTTACATTATCTATCATAAGCATATCAAGATACTTCTGTACCTCTCGTATGTGCTTACGCTTTCTGAAATATGATTTAATCATAACGTTTTGATTTATCTTTTAAACGCTTATACCCCTTGTATTCTCTTCTCACTATGTATAAAGACATAAGGAAGATAACGAACACACTAATCCAACTCAATGCCATATGTAGATAGGTCTTTAATGCAGCGTTGTAATATACCTACATATGTGCTGCGTTTATCTGTAGTTCTGTGTGAATTCTTCGCT